ACTCTACGGTGCTTCAATCGTTCCTCATCCAGCAAAGCCAATAGATCGGCTTCACTGTAGTTGGGCAGGTTGCTTTGAAATTTTCTCCAGGTCAGCAATTCTCTTCTCCAGTTCGGTGATATGGGCGGTCACCTTGTTATAGGCCCGTGACGCACTATTGTGCGTCCGGGTGCGGATTGCAAGTTCGGCTTGTGCAGCCCTCAACTTAGCTTTGAGTTGGGTTAGTCTATTCATGTCAAGAAGTTTAGCACAGTTAATTGTTATGTTGAATCTTTCTTCAACATCATTCCAGATGCTGTACCGGGATCAATCACAATCCAGCCGTTCTCATGGACTTCAATCAGCTTGGCGTCCAGCAGGTTGATGATGTACCGGGCGTTCTTGCCATCGATCAGGTTTCGGCGGGAACCGGCTGCAAGTGCGCCAGCAAAGGTTGAGATGCCATTGGCAACTGCGTAGTCGCGCATCACTGACTTGGTGAGGTAGGGTGCGCCGCCTCGCTCCTCTGCGCCTGACGACCACCAGGCTTTCTCAAAATCCGCAAACCCTAGCGACTTATCCTTTTGCTTAGTTTCCGGCACTTCACCCTTCACTACCACTGCACTAGTGACCGCCTCGCCATCTTCATCAAACCAGCCAGGTATGGCTACCGATTCCAAGTCAACATAGACCGGCATTGCCATCTCGGCGTCTTTGCTCTTGCGCTGCACAATCTCAATGGACTTATCGCCCTTGGCGGGTATGACGCTGATCTCAATGTCCAAGGCTCCACGCCATGCGGATGAGCCTCGCGCCCGGTGCTGGGCTTCCTCGCTGACGCCTGTGTGGTGAACCAGAATAACGGTGCAGCCAAACTCTTGCATGAGGGCCGCGCAGGCGTCCAGCATGGTCTTGGCGTCTTGAGCGCTGTTCTCATCACCGGCCATGAAGCGGTGCAAGGTGTCTACCGTAATCACATCAGGCTTGATCTTGAGCGCCCGTATGGCCTCCACCACCTTTAGGTAGCCCTCGGCAGTGTTGAGGTCTACGCCCGACTTGCTGACCCACATATTCAGGTTACTGACGTTGTTCTTATGCTTCCAGGCTGCAATACGTGAGCGTAGGCCGTGATGACCTTCACCAGCAAGATAAACCATGTTGCCAGGTCTGACCTTGTGACCAAACCAAGTGGCTTTGCCACTGGCAATGTGCAGCATCCAATCCAGCGTGACGAAAGTCTTACCGCCGCCGCTGGGGCCATGCACCATCACAAGAGCCTTATCTTGTATCCAGTGCTTCACAAGCCACGAAATGGGCGCAGGCTGCGCTGAAAAGCCGTCGGCATGAATAAGGTAGTCTGTCACTGGTGTAGGCGGCTTGAGCAACAGAGCCAGGTCATGCCCCGCTTGGACGTAATCATTGGCGTCACCAAGGACGGGCGGTGTTGTCATGCGTACCCCATACTTAGCGCTGGCCTGCTCGGCATAGCGTTGCCCCACTCCACTAGCGTCGTGGTCAGCCACGATGCAAATGTCTAGCGTCGGGTGGCCTTCCTTCAAAATTCCCGTCACCGGCACCAAGTTGCTGGCGCTGTAAGCCACCGCGCAGGGCTGGCCTGTGACTTCGGCAATGGTAGCTGCCGTTGCAAATCCCTCGGCAATGTAGAGTGTGGTGGCGTCATCCATGCTGCCGACCAACCAATACATTGAGCCGGTCTGTCCACCAGGGTGATACAACTTCCCGCCTTGATGGTCAATATATTGGATGCTAGAGAGTTCGCCGTCCGAGTTGTACAGCGGCACCATCAGCCTGCCGTCGCCCGTAATCCGTGCGCCATGCGTCTTGATGCCCTTGCGCTGTAGATAGGGATGCTCTGCGCTTGCTGCCCCTGCCTGCGACCAGATAAGATCGACGGTGTTGGCCGCTACCTCACGCGCCTTTTTCACCTCGGCGTCCCGCTGGGTCTTGGCCTCTGCCAAGCGCCTGCTCTGCGCCATCTCCTCCACCGAAGTCAGGCTGCGGCCAATGTCTGCTTTCCAACTGGATTCAAAACCAGAGCGCCAGCAGCCAAAGCGACCTGCTGGTACGCCATCACTAAAGACCACGTACCAACCCGGCTTGTCGTGGCCCTTTTCGCCCTTGGTGCCACTGTTAAAGCGGTGCAACTTGCCGTCAAGGTGGATTACATCTGGTGGCTTCAACCCTGCGCCAAGCATGGCGTCTTTGAGTTGGATGTCAGGCGCATCTACCTGCTTTTGAGAGGGCGGCGACCAAGGGCCACCGAGGATATTTGAGAGGTCTGCCATGAAAATTAATCTCCACAGAAGCAGGCTATGGCTTCTTCGTTAGGGTCAAAAAGGTTGGTTTGTTCTTTGCTGTATTGCAGCATCGATGCGTAGCTGGGGCGGTCGGAGCGAAAGGTGCCAATAGTTTCCTCCATCTTGGCCCACCATACAGCGCGTTCTGGCTTCTCTTGAATCAGGCTCAAAATTTGATGCGGCCCTTTCAAAAAACACAGATCACAATTGCCTGATGCAGTCACCCCATCTCGGAATGACAAGCCAAGGTCAAAAGGATGAGTGCGCCAAAATTCTTGAACCGTGTACTGGGTTACACCAGCATCAAACAAAGGGATGAGTTTGCTCTCCCGCATCTTGGCAGCGCGTCTTGGCTCGTCTGCCCGTAGCCCCACCATTGTTTCAAAATCAGGTTTTCCAATGCTTTTGAAGTACCGTTCAATGGTCAAAACCTTCAACTCACCAGTGCAAAATCGTGCCACTGGGTTTGGCAGGTAGTTGCGCTTACGAATCAGCGCTTCAAACGGCTCGCCATCACGGCTGGCGCTGTCAAAGTCTACGATCTCAAACTTGGATTTGGTATCGCAAAACTCCAGCCAAGTGATTGGCACCCCCCAGTTAACAGAACAGTCCCGCACAAACTCAAGCGTCGCCTCGTCTTCCTTGCCGGTGTTGGCAAAACACACCACAGCTTCTTGTGGCAGGCTCATCTGGTGAGCCTCAAGCACTCGCCAAAGCATATAGGCGCTAGTTCTACCGCCCGAGAAGCTGATGCAGGTCGGCTCCGTGATTTTGAAGGGGTCACTCATTTATTTATCATCTTTCGTAATAAAGTTGTTGACACTGTACCATGAACTTGTGCTACACTGCAACCACGCTTCGAACTGAGTCCAGACGGAAGCGCAAACTGAAGGAGAGCCAAATGGCTATTTCGTTGAAACGTACCGGCGGCCTTGCAGCCAACGGTGTCAAGCTGCTTGTCTACGGGCAAGCAGGGGCTGGCAAGACCAGCTTGATCAAGACTTTACCGCATCCCGTGGTTCTGTCTGCCGAGGGAGGTTTGCTGTCCCTGCAAGACGCTGACTTGCCGTATCTGGAAATCACCAGCATGGATGACTTGAGGGAGGCTTACGCTTGGGTGGCGGATTCAGACCACAAGTCAGTCGCTTTGGACAGCATCAGCGAAATTGCTGAAGTCTGCTTGAACACCGAAAAGAAAAACAACAAAGACCCACGTGCCGCCTACGGTGCAATGCAGGAACAGATGAGCGATATCATCCGCGCCTTCCGCGACTTGCCTGGACGCCATGTCCTGATGACCGCCAAGCTGGAGAAAACGCAAGACGAAATGGGGCGTGTACTGTACAGCCCATCTATGCCGGGTATCAAAACCGGGCAGGCATTGCCTTACTTTTTCGACGAGGTGCTAGCGCTGCGAGTTGAGAAGGATGCCGAGGGCGGTACGCAACGCGCCTTGATGTGCGACAGCGACGGCCTGTGGCTTGCAAAGGATCGTAGCGGCAAGCTCGGAACCTGGGAAGCGCCTGACCTTGGTGAGATTATCAGCAAAATTGGGGGTGTGGCATGAGCGCCTCTGTCGGGCTGATTGCCCTTTGGACTGGTGAACTGAGCGCAAACGTGGATCATATGCGCTCCATGTCAATCCATCAGTTGGACGAGCAAGACCTTGCTTTGTTTGCCAAGTATGTCTACAAAGTTGAGCAAAACGCTCAAGCAATTGCAAAGTACGTCAAAGAAAAACAGGAACAACCATGAACACTTTATATCAACGCTGGCTTGACGCCAAGAAATTAGAAACCGCTGCGGTGGCTGAGCGCCGGGAATTGGAAGACCAGATGGTCAAGGATTTTGACCTACCCAAGGACTTGGATGGCACGGTCAACCATCAGGTTGATGGCTACAAGATCAAGATGGAAGGCAGAATCAATAAGAAGATCGACGCCGACAAGTTGCAAATGCTGGCCGCTGAAGCCGGTCTGTCCGAACACCTTTCCAGCCTTTTCCGCTGGAAGCCCGAAATCAATGCGAAGGCTTGGGGCGCGGCTGCTGACGCCGTGACCGGGCCATTGCTTGGTGCTATCACGTCCACCCCTGGACGCCCCACTTTTTCAATCACTAAGGAATAAATCATGGCTTTTCTCGACGAAGAATTCAGCATTGACTCGCTGCCGCAAGGCACTTCCAACTTTGAACCTCTGCCCGAGGGCTGGTACAACTCCAGCATCACAGGCGCTGAGATCAAGGCCACTAAGGCAGGCGACGGCAAATACATCGCTGTCAAATACACCATCACCGGCCCCAGCCATCAAGGCCGGGTGGTGTTCGGCAACCTGAACATCAAGAACGCCAGCACCAAGGCGGAAGAGATCGGACGCCAGCAGTTGGGCGAGATCATGAGGGCCATTGGCTTGGCAAAGGTGCAGGACACTGACCAATTGATTGGCGGAAACTTGGGCATCAAACTGGTCGTAAAGACTGGTGAGTACGCAGGCAACGAGATCAAGGGCTACCGCGCATTGGGCGGCGTGACACCGGCTGCGGTTGCGCCATTCAAGCCTGTTGGGCCGTCTGCGGCTGCTGGTATGCCTGCTGCTAAGTCTGCGCCACCGTGGG